TTAACATTTTAAGATAAAGGGGGTTACTTTGTCGTATTTAATATCAAACATACCTCAGTTTAAATGCTGGGTGCGTAAAGAGTTTACGGCTAACCATCAAAAATACCATGGTGAGTATCTACATGCTTTGGCTATCGGTGTAAATACATTACCTGATAGGTCTTTATCTTTTCAGGTAGTTTTTACTGGTTGCGAAACTGACTTCGAAGGCTACCCTGATGAGAATGTGCATGGTGGTGCTATGTGGGCAAGGATGCCTATACAAGCACTGGTTGCCGATATACCACTACAAGAATGGCCTGAACCGATGGAAGACCATCTAGCACAACCTTGGGACTGTATGAGTCACCATCACAGTTTAGTTACTTTGGACAGAGTTAGCTCGAGTCCTTGGTATTGTAAAATAGGTGGCGAGTTCTTTTTAGGCAAATATCTTTTTACTGTGGATTACACCGATCATTCTATTGCAGACGATCCTGCTCAACATAAACAATCACATGTGTTATATTTAACTGATGCGGGTCATTGGACTGGCAATTTTGTTGCTTTACCTAATAACAGGGTAAGGGCGACCAACCCTGCTTTGTGGCGAACAGGAGAGGGACCACCTGATTTTTCACCTTCACAATGGGTGCACTCAGCTGAACAACATGAGAGCTACATTGACCCAACAATAACTTTTGATAACCTATATAGTGAAGGAGATAAGAAAAAGTAATGGCAACATCCAGTAGTAAAAACTTCGAGCTAGATGTAGCAGAGTACATAGAAGAGGCTTTTGAAAGATGTGGTTTGGAACTACGCAGTGGCTATGATCTGAAAAGTGCCAAAAGAAGTATCAACCTCATGTTAGCTGAATGGGCAAATAGAGGTTTGAACCAGTGGACTATTAAAGAAAAGACCGTGACTATGGTCAAAGATACTAAAAGCTATAACATCGATAGCACCAACCCTACAGCACCAATAGATGTATTAGATGTCTTTATACGGGAAACTGTTGGCTCCGAAACCACGGATATACCTATGACAAGACTGTCGAGAGCCGAGTACGCACATATAACAACCAAGTCTAGCACTGGTAAACCCAACCAGTTTTTTATCAACAAACAACTTACACCAACAATATCTGTGTGGCCAACACCTGACAAATCTAGTACTTACACTGTAGTGATGAATGTGTTAACAAGAATGGACGATGCAGATACAGCAACTAACACCCTAGATTTACCTTTTAGATTTTATCCATGTTTGACCGCAGGACTTGCATATTATATGTCATTGAAAAGAGCACCTGAAAGAGCAGGCATATTGAAACAGCTCTATGAAGAAGAGTTTAGTAGAGCAATGACACAAGATGAAGACAGAGCATCTTTTAGGATTGAACCAAGCACAAGGAGCTATGACATACCATGAGTTTCGCCTCAGGTAAACATGCTTATGGCATCTGCGACATTACTGGTTTCAGGTATAAGTTGCGAGATATGAAAAAAACATGGGACGGACTTTTAGTTGGTCCTGACCAATTTGATTCTAAACACCCTCAACTACAAAGAAGGGCAATACCTGATGATCCACAGGCAATAAGAAATGCAAGGCCTGATGTCCAAGAAGATAATACCGTTTTTTTAGTTTACACAAATGTTGGCGATGGCTTATTGGGTGCAAAACTTGATACTTTTAGTGTCTCTGCTAATCTAGGTGAGGTAACAGTAACGACATGAGTTTTACACTAGCGACATTAAAAACTGCGGTTCAGGATTACTTAGAAGTTTCAGAGTCTACTTTCACTTCACAACTAAACAATTTTATTGAAGAGGCAGAAGATCGCATCTTCTCAATGGTACAGTTGCCGAACCAAAGAAAAAATGTACAAGGCACCTTAGCTAGTAGTAACAGGTTTTTAGCAACTCCAACAGACTTTTATGCACCTATGAGTTTAGCTGTTGTCAGTAGTGGTTCTTATACCTACCTAGATTTCAAACATCCATCATTTATGCGTGAATATTCATCAACCACAGCCACAGGGCAACCAAAATATTATAGCTTGTTTGACGACACAGCTTTCGAGTTGGCTCCTGTACCTGATTCGAACTACACCATTGAATTACATTATTTACATAAACCAGCCTCGCTAACAAGCGGTAGTGACAGCGGTACAACTTTTTTGTCAACGGATTATCCCGATGCCTTGTTGTACGGTACATTAGTAGAGGGAGCAGTGTTCTTAAAAGAACCTCCTGATGTCGTTGCTCAATATGAGGCAAGATTCAAGGAGGCGATAAGTCGAGTGAAGAATATATCTGAGGGTCGAGCAACCCGAGATGAGTACAGATACGATTCTTTGCGTGGCTCAGTGACTTAGTGGCAGAAGACAATCTTAAATCAGTAGCAATAGTAGGTCTTGGTATATCACAAGTTGACTTTGCTATAGGACAACAGAACGGACAAACATGGGACGAGGTTTGGTGTATCAACTCTGCTGGTGGTACTTACCCTTGTGACAAAATATTTATGTTAGACCCTGCAAGCAGATTTTATGATAGTAATGATGCAGGACACCAAACTAATTCTATGGTCAAGGTGTTACAAGAAACAGAAGTACCTGTTTACACCTGTGAGCTTGATCCGAGGATAAAAAATCCTATCTTATATCCAGTAGAACAAGTTTGTAACTATACAAGTTGTGCCTACATGAACAACACCGTTGCCTATGCCATCGCATACGCACTTTATAAAAAAGTGGAACGCATAGATTTATTTGGCATAGTAAATGTATGGCAAGTGGTATGCAAGTAGGTATTAGTGGCAGATCAACTTTGTTAGACTCTAATATGCCAGCAACTAACAAATTGTATGGATTCCATAGATTAGACAAACCACTTGTTGCTGTCCCTCACGAAGGCAAGTTTATTATTGGCCCTTTTGATGAGATAAATAAAAAACTAGAAGAAAAAGGTTTAAAAATTAATGAGGATGTGGTTCCACCTGAACCTTACAGAGGATGAGTAGCCAAGGCGATTTTGTAGTTGGAAAAGTAGATGTGCATGCCACAGAGGGCAAAGGGCATGACCCTGAATTTTGGGCCACACAAGCAACAAAAAAAATATGTGATATATCCATTCATGCACCTGAACATGTTAAGGCTCAGGCTGTTGCTTTTCAAAACCAAATTTATACTGTAATCTTATATACTATAAAAAATGCAATCGAGTCGAGAGATACGACTCTGATTAATTTGCTAATAAAACAAGGCCATGAAGATATGGCTAGAATTATTAAGGAATTATAATGGCTATAACATCTGCAATATGCACAAGTTTCAAACAAGAGTTACTT